ATCATCATCATCTGATTCTTCCTCTTCTTCTTCTTCCTCGTCATCGGATTCAGAACCAAAAGGGTCTTCGGCTTCTTCGGCAGAAAGCATGATAGGAGCAGGGATAATCTTTACTGAGCCGTCTTCGTACTTAATGATGATTGCACCATTGATTTCTGTTCTGGAAACTTCTTTCAGTTCCACTTCTTTTTTCTTCTTAGCCATTTTCGTAATGTTTAAGTTGGTTAATAATTTATTTATATCACTCTGTTATAAGTTTCTTTACCAGTATGGATTTCTGAGTATACCCAGATTTTAATAATTCCTCCTGAGCAATATTGAATTGTTTTATCTCATCTAGAGTTGTCTTTAATTCTAATTGAGATTCAATTGTTATTGCCTGAGAGGCAAGTTCCTTGTCACCTTGATAAGTGACTATCTTAAACTTCTTACCTGCAAATGGGTTTGCTGGTTGATGTGCTGTGATTTTAAAACCTTCGTTATTCATCGCTATATTTAATTTTAGTTATCCCAGGAATACCCACCTTCCCAAATACTTCGGTATAGGATTTGTATTTCCCTTTTATCATTGTTTTATAGTTATCGGATAATCGAATTGGGTAGACCCATATTTGATTTTCTATCATCCTATTTGTCATTATATAAGCATAAGACCTTCTAAGTTTAATACTCTCTAATGTAACAAACCCTTGAAATAATAGAGACTTCTTAATAAACCTTTCTTTAGGCAAATACCCTAAAAATTTAAGTGATGCCTCATCGAATATTTCAAGCATATCCCTTTGTGCTTTGATAAATAGTACCTTTTGTATTGGGATGTTCATCTTCTTTCTTAAATATAAAGCCAATGAACTTACCAATGGAGGATACTGCAGGAATAACAGATTGAATTTATTTTTCTCCTCTTGACTCAGCCTGTTGTAAATCCTGTAGGATAGCAAGATTGATTTGTAATCTCTTTTGCCTTGTATACTTGGGAGATATGCCTTGCCGTTGTCCATAGAGTTTGATTGAGTACCTTTCATTGAATTCTTTTTTTCCTTTAGACTTAAAGACTCGGTGCATTTGTACCATAAATCTTCTTCGTCGGTGTTTATCCATGTGATATTCATCAGGCATTATGAACTTCCTTGCTTTTACGAATTTACCCTTAAACCAGAATTTAGTACTACCCTTTTTAAGAAGTTTACCATTCATATCGGATAATTCTCTAATGCCTTGTTTTATAAGTTTCCTCCCAGATATTATATGGATATACTGAAGAACATCTACACCATAAAGATAAACTAAGGTAACCTTTACTTGGTGTCTAGTAAAGTATGGTATACCGGTTAGATGTTTCCTATATAATTTCTTTTCAGTAACAATCTTATTGGTAGTATCTGGTCTCCAAGTCCATATATAATATCTATCTGGTCGTATGGGTCCGTTGTTACTTTCCTTTAGTTTTACCATTTATATTCCTCTTTGCCATTCTATACCAAAGATTGATGGATTTCTCATTTGCTTCGGGGAATTTCTTTTTCATTCTCCGAATAACTCTATCAAGTTCAAAACCTTTTGCAGTTAATTCGAATACATAAGATTTCTTTGTACCCTTGATAAGATTAAATTCATCCCTCTCTCTTGGTGGTTTCTTTTCTCGAGGTTTCTTTATCCCAGGAACTCGTTTGGTTCTTCTTTGCCCATTTTCCCCTTCTTCTCCGAGAAACCCAAGCCTTAATCGAGAATTTCTTAAGGGGTCATCTTTCGAATACCCAATATTTTCTAATTGCTTATCCATCCAATCGTCATATTTATCAATTAACGATTTATCTGGCTTTTCTTCTGATACATTGATATAATGTAATAAGTCAAATACCCCAGCAGAACAAGCATCAGGGAAAGGCATACCTAATATTATTGCCTTTCTCTTTAAATCCTTATAAGTCATGTTTCTCCCAGAAGCACCAAGGAAATTTGATTTCTCCTTGGATGGAGCTTTCATGTCTTTTCTACTCTTTTTTGCCATATCATTAATATTTTAAAGTATTCATTTATTTTCTTTGCAAATATAAGAATAAATAATTTAATCTTATCTTATTTCTCTATTTATTTTTATAAAAATCCGAGGTTTTTGCTCGGTTCGCAGCAGTGGATTTAGGTTTTTTAGGCTTTCTCTTGATATGTGTGTTATAAGCCATATCCAATTTCTTAATATTGAATTCTATGTTGTTCACTTGATTATAGTTTACTGCTCTTTCCACACAGCAATGGTACTCTGGCCAGAATTTTTGTCCAAGCTTAACAGATTCGGTTTTAATCATAAACTTAGATACCATAAAACCAAAGGTATCAGCATCATCTTTAGTTTTGAATACATACATGTAAAATCTACTGAATTCATCTACTACTTCATCCAAAGGTCTTACTGGTAACAATAGATAACCATCGGTATATAGGTCCTCAGATATTAAAGCTACCCAATACTTTTTCTTTCCTGGTTTTACTTTATACCTAAACCTTTCCTTGAGTTTAGTGTGCATCCAATCCGGTACCCTATTAAGTAGATATTTGATGTATATCTTATCTTTTTTATTCGACCGTCTTTTAAATGCAGAAGGCTGTTGTAGCATCCTTGGAAGTATTCTAAAGTTATTCCACCTATCAAATTCAAGAATTAATCTTAGAGTGTCCATATCCCATTCATCCTCAGACTCCTTTAACCTCTTCATGTTTCTCTCTATATTTTTAGAGTTTACCTTTGGGAGTAATTGAGCTGAGTCTCCTGTGAATAAGCTTGCTTCTTTTCTTTTTAATCGTTTCTCTAAACATCCCTCCATATAATCTTGGAAATTCCTCTCACAGGGGCAATCTGGTCGAAAAATAGAAGTGTGTTTCTCAAAAAAATCCGAGAATAGCCTAAAGAATTTCTCTGACCGTTCCCGGATTTCAAGATACTTGTAATGAGATAACTTTAAAATTTCACCAGCTTCCCATGAAGATTTACTTTCTGATAGTTGAAGGAATAATGATTGTCGTTCTTTATCAATTAAACAACTCCAGGCTTTTTGTTGAGCTTCGTTCATAACATTAAATTCTCCTATATCTCATTATACTATCAATTGCTTCATTGGTTATCCGATTAGGGTCATATTCCCCAGAATTAGCATAAAGTTTATCTGGGTCATGGTTTAAATATACACTATAAATGACGTTGTCAAAGGGTAACCATACTTCCATTCTCCCCATTTCGGGGTATATAAGAACTTTTACCCTTTTACAAAGATGGTCAACCTCTAATACTGTAGCATCTACTCCCTCATAAGGATAACCTCGTAATACTAAGTAATCTCCAGGCTTTACATTGACTAAATCATCCACTGAAAACTGCTTATTCTCTCTAGCAATACGTTTAAATCGCCTTACTTCTTTTCTACTACAAGTAGCCACTAAAGAAAAATCATCAAAGTCTTCGGCATTGTCAATCCTTACCTTTTTCTTTCTTGGGTGCATTGTCTCGGTATTACGTAACCAAGTTCTGATACCAGATATATTTCTACGTAACTTATTAAGAAATGGCCTTGAGAATGCTAATTTAGTAGGCATTCTCATAAAACCATAATTGAATAATACTGGTACTTCTTCGAATACCATCTTACCCTTTGTGGTTTTTCTTAATACGTTTACCATAGGAATAATTGCCTTGATTTGGTCATACCCCTTTTCTTTGAGTTCTTTATTGATTTTATCACAGTACTTCCTTTCAAGGTAAAATATACAATATGAGTATGGGGTATGCTTCTTCATGGGTTACTGGTTTTTAAGAATTAACTTAGCTTGCTTATGTACTAACTTATAGTTTACATTCTTCAGTATATCACTAGCCATGAATACATAAAGAATCTCACCTATCTTTGGTACATCGATTACCATAATATTGGCTTTATCGAATAGTGGTTTATAGAATACGGAAGATAAATCCTTTCCAACTACAAAGAAAAATTCTTCTGAGGGCATTGAATTATATCTCATACAGAGTATAGGAACTTTATTTGCTCTTTTTGCATCCTTAGAAGCTTGTTCCCAGAATTTCAATATATCGCATCCCTTATTACCTAAGAGTAGATGTTCAAACTTAATCTCTTTATAATTCTTGCATTCGATGGATATCTTACATCTATGAGCATGCCTTTCATCAGTACAGGTTAAATCAGAAGTGGAGTCCTTGTTTGAATGCCAAGCTCCACTCCCGGCTCTGTTTCTTTCAAATTTGTACCCGGTCCATTTCGTAAACCAAGCCCCTATCTTTCTTTCGAATCGATTTCCTTTATTCTTAGAGTTCATAATATAATGGTGTATTGTATTTTTATATACCATTATAGCCTCAACTCCCAAAGAATTTCTTAATTACAAGCTCTAGTTTCTCTGAGGGTATATCAAAAGAAACCTTCTGATAGTCTTTTCTCTTTACTAAAGTAATTCGAGACTTACTGATATTTCTGATTATACTTTTATTTCTAGTACTTCTCCCATCTCTTGACATTTGTTCCATATTCTCTTTATGAGTTCCCCAATATAAATTCTTATAATAATCATGGGTTGAATTATTATCTATATGGCAAACTTCAGGTTTATTCTCAGGATTGGGAATCCAAGCCATAGCTACTAATCTATACCTATATACTTTGACTCTAATATTCTTGGAATCGTATAGCCAACAATAATACCTATTGAACCTATGGTTCAAGTAACATTTTATAACTTTCCCATCTGATAATCAGATTATCTTACCTCTTTTAGAAACCCTATAATTTGGGTAATCAGTTAAATTACTCTTTTTCATAATTTAAAGTAATTGGTACCTACTCAGGCCTTGAGTCTTTTCCACTTGCAAAATTTTAGTATTACCTAGAGGAAGAGAATCTAAGTGGGTTATCAAGAATAAAGTTTTCTCTTTGAATATGTAACGTATTAAGGAAGTAACTATTTCTATGTTATCTGAACTTAGTGATTCAAATACCTCATCAAGAAATGCTAAGTTAATACCCTTAGAGGCAGTTAAAGCCTCATTCATTGCAAAAGCCATTGCTACACAGACCAATTGTTTCTCGCCACCTGATAGTTCATCGTAATCTATAATCATCCCATCTCTTTCAATAAGAGTAACAAATTCTTTTCTAGCAGTACCCAAATCAATATTAAATTCGATCCTAAATCCCAATACCTCTGAATACTTATCGAGGCATTTATTTAAGAACTCAAGTGATGAATCAAATAGGTAAGCCTTAATCCCATTATTACCCAATGGGTCATTAATTAACCAGTTATAATTCTCTAACTCTAACTCTTTATTGTGAAAGTCTTCATCAACCTTCCGTAAATTCTTCCTAATCTCCTTAAGTTTTTGTTTATACTTTGGAGACATGACCTTAAGCTTTTCTTGCTTGAGCTTAGCCAGGTCTTCGTCAATAGAAGCAATATCAGAAGCAATATCATCACAGTCTGATTTTAATTTCTTATACCTATCATTTACACTACTAAGTTCTTCCAACCTCTCTAAAGCCTCTTGATACTCTTTATCATATTTGTCAAGGTCAGAAAACGCTTTATATATTGATTTAGCATCACGTAACGCACGTTTGTAGTGACCGGCTTCTAACTGTATTACCAATTCTTTGATTACTTTCTTAAGGGGTACATTCGATAAATTCTTTGCATCTTTTATCTTACTCCTCAAATCAAGGATTAGTTCATTTTGTTTTTTAATCTTTATCTGAAGCGAAGCATCTACTTCATCCTTGATTTGTTTTTGTTTTTCAATTAGTAGCTTAGTTAGCTTTTCCCTATCTTGCTTTAACTCTCTTCTTTCTTCTTTAATTTTTTGCTTGAAGGATTTTTCTCTATCTCTCATATCGAAGTAAGCTTCCTTGTTAGCCTCTAATTCTTTCTTAAGCATTTGAGACTCATGCTCTACCTCATTTATTTGAGATATCAAGTTATTTTTATCTTGTAATGCAATGCCTTTAGCAAGGTTTAAGAACTCTAAGTCAAATACTTCTTCGAATATCTTTTTCTTATCAGAATTAGATTCTTGTATGAGTCTTTTTATACCCTGACCAAACATGATTGAGTTCATAAACAGAGTATATGATAAACCTATCTCTCGGTTTATAAAATCTTGTATCTTCCCCTTCCCTTTGATATCAACTATATCCCCATCTTTCATGAAGATAAGTCTGTCTTTACCTTTAGCACCATCCTCAAGTACTTCATCATACTTTTGACATCTAACTATCTTATATGTATGAGAATCTTTCTGAAAATATACTTGTACCTTAGTACCCTTGTAATCTTTAGGCCTTACTTGCTTCCAAGTATTTACCTCAGAAACACCCTTTAGGTTTTTCCCATATATTGCCCATACCAAGGCAGAGAGAATAGTTGATTTCCCTTTCCCATTTGGGGCCTTGATAAGTATGGTACAAGTTGGGTTTAATTGTAGATGTAAGGATTCTATTGAACAAAATCCTTCTGCCTCTAAGTTTAAGAACGTTAACATGACTCAGCCTTTTTAAGTGTTTCAATTAATAGATTAGTTTTAACCTCATCTTTAATACCTTTCTCTCTTAGGTATCTCTTTGCTAGAGACTTCTTAGAAAGTTGCTTAGTAATCTTATGTTTATTATTAACTGGAGTACTAGCTTTTTGAGGGATTACCGTATAATAATTACCATCATCCTTAATATCCTCTTCCCTTTCTACATCGATAAATTTCGGAAACCTTTTTAATTCTACAAATTCCATGGATAGGTCTGAATAAAGTTTCCAATATCCAAGTTTACAATTTTTATCTGTCCTTCTTTGTTGATAAGGGGCTCCTATCATATATACTTTCTTTGAAAGTCTTTGGGGTTTGTGTATATGCCCACATAATACTAAATCAAATTTATTCAGAGTATTTACATTGAGATTTTCTACTGAGTTTATTTCCCTGCCATCAGTATCTTTTGCTCCTGGATAGTCAGTATGAAGCATAAGTATATGCTTACATCTTTTCTTATCTCCTACTAACTTAATCTTATTAAGATATTCGGATAAGCCAATGTTATTATCAATATAGGGAACTCCATATATATAGGTATTACCTATATGAACCCTTTTTAGGTCTATATTTTTCAAAAACCTATATATCCCAGAAAAAAAGATATCCCAAGAAAAAGAGGGTTTATCTATTCGGTTAATTCGGTTTAGTGTATGATTTCCGGATATATTATACATAATCCAGTCTTTTTCATCAAGCTTCTTAAATTCATCATGTAGAATTTCTGCTAGTTCACTAGAAATTCTATTTGACTCATGTAATAAATCACCACAAAATAAAGCAGGAACCTGATACTTCATACATTCATCGGATATAATCCTTAACACCTTAATAGCAGTATTAAGTCTAGTTTCATATTTTCCCCAAGAGTGTAAATGGAGGTCTGAAAATACGATAAATCTTAGTTTCTTAAGTGGGCCATTTAGATTACCATCTTTAGAAGCTTGTTCTGTATTTTCAGAATATGTACCCCAATAGAGATTATCTACCCAATTATGAATTCTTATATTATCCCTATGACATACACATGGCTTATTTAAAGGATTAGATATATAAGCTTCAGCTACTAACCTATGGATATAAGCTCTTCTTAATAGGTTTAATTTACGGATTTTTAATACGGCTTGTTGATACCCATTAGAGCGAATGTATATTTTATTTTGATGATATTCATCTGTTAATCTACCCTTTTTGTCATACCTACTATATAACAAACCATCCCGGGTAATGTGATACCCGGGAAAGCCTTTTATATTATCAATCATTACTTCTTTCCCCATATCCTATCTAAATGGTAATTGATTTGTTCCGTTCTCATACCTAAATCGAGCTCAGATATACAAATAGTGGGTATTTCCCAATTTGCAAGCAATTCCCCCATAAGAGATGATATCTGAACTTGGAAGAATCTGTTAAGTATTCTCTTACCATTATCTTCCATTGACCAATGCTTATAAGTATCTAGATTTAATGGTAAGAAGATTGCTACATCACATTGATTTTCCATTAAAGTCTTACATTGACAGAAAAAATGTTCCATTTCACATTCTGGTAAAGTTCTTGATTGCTTATACCAAAAATAAGCAGCCAAATCTGCATAACTCCTATCAGTTACGAAGTATTCTCTATCCTTGAATAACCTATTCCTTTTGTTCAGAAGTTGAAAATCTGCTTTATACATTGCCTCCGAACCGAGGGATAATATTTCATTATGTGATACCCCTTCAGTAGCAGGTAATAAATCTGACATACTACCAGAAATAAAAGGTAGATCTTCTCTCTTAGCTACATACTTAGCTAAAGTAGTTTTCCCTATACCAGAGGGACCCACAAACATAATTCTCTTACTCATGATGTAATGCTTTAAATGGTTTTATAAATTCATTTGTCAAAAATGATGCTAAAGAGTATTCGATACAAAGCTCTTTGAATTTCTCATACTTAAACTTCTTCTTTGACTTAATTGGTAACTTATCCAATGGATTATGTCTTACAAACCAGAAAAGGTCGATTAACTGTTCATTCCTTTTCCATATTTGAAGATATTCTTTGTTCTTACTCTGGGCAATAAACTTCTCAATTCTACCATCATCAAGGATTTTCCTTGCTTTTACTGGGCCTATACCCGGGAACCCTGGTATATCATCGGAAGTATCTCCAACCATTGCAAGGTACTCTACCGTTTCATGAGAATGATAACCGAATAATTCTTTGCAGTTATCCATCCTTATCATCTCGTCTTTTCTCGGATTATATATCCTTAGGTTATTTGTAAGCAATTGATTAAAGTCCTTATCCGAAGATATGAGTATCATTTTCTCGGATTGGAATTTTTTAATTGCAAGGTATGCTAAGAAGTCATCACCTTCATATACTGTGGATTTCTTTTTATCAAAGATATAATTAACTCTTAGCATACCAAGCATTTTCATTATGATTGCCTTTTGATTTTGCAATGATTCATAATCTACGGATAGGTTTTTCCTATGGCCCTTGTAATTCGGTAATAACTCCATCCTTACTGGTGAATGACCATTATCAAATGAAACATAAACCTCATCCGGTTCGAACCTTGTAAGATACATATGTAGAGATTTGAAAAATCCGAATATTGCCCCACTCGGTTTGCCATCGGTAGATTTAAGTTTTTCGAACTTATGAAAAGACTGATGGAGAATATTCTCGCCGTCAACTAATAATATTAATTTTTTATTTTTCATATTTATTTTTATATTTAATATAATAATCTGATATTAGTTGATGTCCCAGCCCGGTTATCTCTGATACCTCTTTTCTAGTAAACCCCATACCTATCAACTTAGGTATATATGACCTTTGAATCTCTGTACCTTTGATACATTTACCTTTTAATTTGTTTACCATCCTCCCATCCCTAGAAGCTTGAGACATATTGTCTTTTTGTGTACCCCAATAAAGGTTCTTAACTGAATTATTAGTAGGTACATTATCTTTATGGCAAACATAGGGTAAATTTTCGGGATTAGGTATATAAACTAAAGCCACTAATCTGTGTAATAACCATTTTGTAATACCTATACCTGGTTGAGATAATCCTACTATATACCTCCCATTCTTATTTAGATGAGGTTGTTTTAAGTGATATCGTTTACTTAATATACCCTTACCATTAACATCCCACCTTGAATATATTTTACCTCTCTTAGAGATGTGGTATCCTGGATATCCTGGGATATTATCATGAAGTATTTTATTCTGATACTTACCTTCTCCATGAGTATAGATTTGAGAAGTCCAAGACAGACTACCTATCTTATTCTTGGACCTTGTAAATTGTGTTTTCTTGCTCATCGTCCAAAATCTAATTCATAAAGTGAAACTTCTTGAATCTTTTCCTCTCCAAGATATACATCTAAATAATTCTCTGGTTGGCTATAAGCATCTAGATACCTAACCCTAGATTCCATTCTCAAATTTTTCTTAAGGTACTCTTTAATTACTTTCTCTATACCTTCTACCTCTTTCTTATTCATCGTCTTCCTCCTCCTCTTCTGAATCTGAATAGTTTTCATATTCTACACCATCGACTGGGAATAGATTTGTTTCTATTTTCTCCAGTTGTTTTTTAGTAGTACCTATGGTATTTACTCCAGCTTTCCGTAAAAGTTTTCTACGAAGTTCATCGTCTTCTTCCAGAAGCTTTTGGAATTTCTCTTCTCCTCTTGCAAGAGTTTTCCCTTTCAATTTATACCCACCAGTAGTTTTTTCGATTACATCGGTATCTACCAATACATCTTCTAAAGCATAGCATCTATCAAATCCAACCTCATGGAATTTAGGGTTGAAATATACTGGGCATTTACTAATTGTAGGTCTAGGAGGAGCGACCTTATTTTTAATAAGTCTAATTGTGACAAGTTTTCCAGCTTTTCTTTCTTTCCCGTTTTGTTTGATTGTAACAGACCTTCCCGAATAGAAAGCAGCTCTGATTGAAGCATAGAATTTGAGTGCAGCACCTCCCGTAGTTGTTGTGTTATCTTTTCCAAATCCGACATTTAAAGCAGTTCTTAATTGGTTAATATAAATCTGAGATACTCCCAGCTTGTAGAATAACTCACTTCTGATACGGAAGTATTTGTAAAGAGCCTTTGCTCTACCTCCCATTTCTGCTTTACCATCAACCATCTTAGCATCGATATTATCTGTACAGTCTGTAGCTGCAATAGAATCAATTACTAAGAGTATCGGTTCATTGTGAGTTAATTGAGAACGTAAATATATTGCTAAGTCTGCTACTACATCTGCAATATATTCAATACGTGTATCATTAACAATGGTTACTCTTGCGGGGTCTACCCCATTTATTTCAGCCCAAGAATTCATCCAGGATTGTTCAGCATCTACCCATATCACATGACCTCCAAGTTGTTGAGTAGCATAAGCAAAGTTATAAGCCACTAAAGATTTACCAGAGGATTCCTCTCCAGCAATCTCAACGATTTTACCATAAGGAATACCCTTACCAAATAAGTAGTTCAGAGCAAAGAAAGTAGATGGTATATATAAATCGGTATCAGTAACTTCTGAAGCTAATTTAATCATACTTCCATATTTCTTTGCCATCTCATTTGCTGTTGGTACTTTTAAACCAACCTTAGATTTCTTTGCCATAATGTAATGTCTTTAAACTAAAGAAGGTGATAACAGAACGAATCTAATTACCACCTTCGAATGAAACCATATTACTAACCCTTAAATATCCGATTTGTATTTTCTTTTCTTTTTCTTAGGTTCATCATCTTCCATGTAATGGTCTTTGTGAACTCCCTTTTTCTTTTTCTTCTTTGACTTATCGTCATCATCGTCATCCCCATGGTCTTCATTTAGATACTGTGAAAGTAAATCTTCCAACTCATCATAGGATTTGATTTGAGAACGAACTATCCCCTCAAGGTCAATTGTACCTTGATATTTCTTGTCCAACTTAGTTGGTTTGCAAGCACGGGCAGAATAAGTGGTATCTAGTTTACCAGACCCGGAACGAATTACCTTGATATCGTATCCAGTTTTTGGGTCTGTCATATCACCTGCCTCATCTTCATCAAGGTAAAGGTCAATGATATCCTGGTATACTGAGCGAGGAACTAAAACTCCCTTATCTTTGCCTTCGTAATCTACCTTACTACCCTTTTCATCTGAGTAAATGATACCACCGATAACATATCTTCTTCTTGGTACCAGGTTCTTGGCAAGTTCCTTGTCATCTTCATCCTTGGAGTTTTTCAATTCTTGATATTTCTCCATGAATGGGCAAGGTTCATCAAAAGTAGCCGGAGATATAACTCCTCCCAAATTGCCACCCAGGTAGAATTGAATAATTTCGATACCCAATTCTTGGTCATCACCTGGAGATTTAATTCTCATTCTCAGGGTTCCTTCTTTTGGATATACCAATCCACTTCCGTTTCCCTTAGATTCTAGCTGTTTCTTTCTAGCTAGCATCTTTTCTTTTGTAGAAAGTCCCTCTGATGAAACTTTCTTTTTCTTCTTGTCTTTTATCATAATTATTAGTTTTAATTATTCGGTTCTGAATAAACTACTTCGTTCATACTCAATACGGTAAGAACGTTTTTCTCTAAAAGTTGTTTGAGAGCAGGAGATAGTTTGTCCGTTTCGAATTCAAGTTCTTTACCTGCATACAAACCATAGGTAACTATTCTACCTACAGCAACCAATTCTCGGTAGGTTTTGTATTCTTCGGTAATTTCCCCACTCTTTACTACAACTCCTTTACGAGGAACTCCCTCTTTTACTTGTTCAGGGATAATCAAACCCGATTTAGTTTGGTTTACCTCCTTTGGAGATAAAATAAGTACCCGGTTTTCTGTAGGGCATCCAGGTAATTCTTGATTAAATTTCTCAGCCACAAGAGGTGAGATAAATGTCATTGAATAATTCATATTCTAATACTGTTTTTAAAAGTTAGTAATTATTTATAGTTCAATGGGTTAACCCTTTCTTAGATTCGCATTAATAGTTCTTAATATATTCTCCCGACTCTCATAAGCTTTACATATAGCTATGAACTTATTTGCTTTTTCTACAGCTTTTAAGTATCTCTCATAAATGGAAGAATACTTCTTGTTAAGATTTGCCTTATGAGAAACATATTCGTTATTCCACCTTTCATTGGCATCCTTATAATATACCCAAGCATTGGAATAGGCTTCATCCTTTTCCCTTGCTAGTAAATCTCTTTCCTTTATATACTTATCTCTAAGAGAACAAAGAATATAATAACTAGAAGGAGATTCTCGTAGCTGAGAATTAATGATATTCTCATTGATAGACAATTCTTTTTGAATATCGATTTCTAGGGTCCTACCCTCAAATTTAACCTTTAGTTTTTTTAGCTCCGTCTTCATAAACTTCTAATAGGTTTTTAAAGTCTTCCTTACTAAATTCGCCTTTACTTATAGCATTAGATACTTGAGCAAAAGCCATTTGATAAGCTAAACTCATACCAGGCAATCTAAGAAGAGATTTATAGGGACTAATCTTATCTACTAAAGCTCTTAATCGTAAGTCGCATAAGTTATCAGTTCCCCCTCTATCTAATAATACTAAGAAAGCTGCCCAATAAATATGAGTAGCATCTTCATAAGCAAGTTTCCCATCCTCATCAGTGGCCATTACTTTAAAAGCCATATCCTCTAATGTAGTAAGGTTAGTCTGTAATTGATGTAATTGGGTCTTTACTCTATTGAATAACATCTTTTCTTGTCCACTTACCTTTAAATTCGTAGCATCCAGGTATTTAAACAGATTCTCAATAGAATAACCCAAACATCCTGCAATCATATAGGTAAGGGCAGTTAATTTACTCGCATTTTGATATTCCTCATTTGTTGCCATGGTTTCATAAATTTATTTTATTTATGTGGACATAGTATCCTCTTTCTTCACTTCTGTAGGTGATTTTGGATTTTCTTTATGATTTATCTTAAATTTACAGCTTGGGCATTCTACTACTCGTATAATCTCATAATCCGTAGGAGATTCTAAAAATTCACTACGTATTTCACAAGCATCGTATTCAAATTCGCAATCACATACTGGGCATTTAGCTCGCCATATCGTGGGTCCGTTCAAAATCTTTTTCATTTTCTTAGTTTTATGTTATTATACCGTAATATTTTATACAATACACCAACTGAGATACCAAATTCTTCTAGTATATCCTTTCTTGGTATACCTTCTATGTACCTAGAAATTAATAATTCTACATTTACCTTACGTTCTCGTTCTTTGCCAACAAAATAGAACCTTTTATCTTCTATACATTGACCCATGTTCATCTTAGCTGTACCCCAATATAAATTACCTACCCGATTATCCTCTGGATTGTTATTTTTATGACATACTTGAGGATAATTGTTTGGGTTAGGGATGTAAATAGAAGCAACTAACCTGTGTCTATAAAAGTTCTTCCGTTTACCACCATCTCCTACTAAAGAGTTAGATAAATAACCATTATCTTTCATAGCAGGTTTTACTAATTTCCAACTACCAGTAAATTTCGAGTATAATTTTCCAGTACGGGATATGTAATAATTACTAAACCCGGGTATATTACCCTTTTCTCGATTTTTCATATTCTCGTTGATATTTATGGATTTCCTTTTTATATAGTTCCATAAATACTTCTGGTGAAGCTGCACTAAAATTACCAATTTTACGAGTCTTAAACTTATGGTATTCCTCCATGTACTCTTCTACCGAAAAGTCTGGTTTTAACATTCTAGTATAATCATATCCGGGCATAAATGGTAATTCTTCTGCCATAGACCGGCCTATTGTAAAATCCATTGATAGAGTTACGTCATCTACTTGAAAACCGAAATACTTCTTAGTACTTGGGTTACGTAGGATATTCCAAATGGTATATACAGTCCATGTATTTATATCTTCTGGTTTAGAATACATATATACTGCATCATGTACCGTACAAGCTTCTTTCATCATTGGTAATTTACCTTGTCGCATTAACCAATAAACAAGAATAGCTCCGAAGTTGGTCATATTTGCTGCAGCACCTTGACATGGGAAATTAAGTCCCAAACGAATAGCATAAGCAACTTCTTGTTTGTCGTTTGAGTATATCTGGGGTAATCTTCTCTTAGTACCAAATAACTGGGTATAATACCCATGCTTACGAAGAAATTTCTCTTGCTTCTCTTTGAACTTAAGTATCTTTGGGTGTTTCTCAAAGAACTCTGCCATTTCTTTATGGGCTTCTTCTTTAGTAACTATAATACCAGCTTTTGGGTCGGATAATTTTACTGCAAGTAAAGCTTCCCCAATACCATAAATCAAACCGAATGCAATTTGCTTAGCTTGTTTTCTTCTAGTCTTCCATAATTTATGGTCAGGATGATTTTCATCTTCGTATATTTTAGAGGCTTCCTCAATTGATACTCCATATTTTGCTGCTGCTATACCCAAGTGAGGGTCAGCCCCCTTTGCAAAAGCATCAAGATATGTTTCATCACCCGATAGATGAGCCATCATTCTTAACTCTGCCTGTGAGTAGTCAAATGCCATATATAAATATCCCGGAGGAGCAACTAATTGTTTCTTGATATTGGGGTCTACCGATGTCTTTGGTATCTGCTGCATATTTGGGTCTGCAGAACTAAACCGATTAGAGTCTGTACCATGTATATTATACCTACCGTGTAATCTAGAATCATCTTGTACCTTTTCCCACCATCCATAAATATAGGTCTTATACATTTTCTCTAACCCTCGTAATTCAAGAAGCTTATCAAGGAATATTGCCTTTGGTGAATCTGGCTTTTTAATCGTTAACCTAAGGTTAGTAAGAGTTTCTTCATCAGTACTTGGTTTACCAGATTCATTATCCTTAATCACATCAAAATGAAAGCCATCTTCTGAATACATCAATGCAGGTAAATCAACGGGACTACCCAAATTAATAGGTCTTATTAGTTCTTGTTCTTTTTTAGTTGTGAATATACCTGCTTTGATATTTGAAATTTTCTGTTCCCTTGATGCAATCTTCCGTTTATCCTTTGGGTCATTATAATCTAACTCTTCAAGTTCTGATTCGATAGATTGAATATACTTATCAATCTTTTCTTGGTTGTACTTCTTTTCGAATTTCTTTACTCTTGGCAAGTCATATATTGCTTGTCTAGCAGCATCTATTTTTGGTTTATATTCTTCCAGAAGCTTTTTATTGAACTCAGTATCTAGATATAATCCCTCTTTCTCTACTGAGGTGAGTACTCGTGAATTACACATAAATAAATTACGGAATACCGAATACATACCCAAGTCAACCAACTTCTTTTCAAAAAATATCATTAACCTAAGAGTATAATCCGTATCTTGACAACCGTAATGACAGAGTGGATCCAATTCCTTTTTATCCCATGGTATCTTATCAAAGGCATCTTGCTTTTCATAATTACCATACTCTGGTAAATATCTTCTTACCATTGACTTTAAGTCATGAGGTTTTTCCTCGTTGAGAACATATTTAGCAAGCATCCCATCTAAACATGTACCTCTGTAGAATATATGATACTTCTGATTTATCTGATCATCAAATTTCCAGTTCCATGCAACCTTAGTTATCTCATAATTCTCGATTACCTCTTCTCCAAATTTCCTTAACATCTTTTTCCAATTCCAACCTGGTGAAGTATAAGCTTTTGTTTGGAAATGGTCTAAGGGGATAGAAGCACCAAACCCAGGCATCCAAGATACAGAGAGAATTGTAGGTTTAAAACTCTTATTATAAATAGGTTCTGAATTCGTTTCATAGTCACAGCAAGCATAACCCGTAGCTTTACAACAAGCAATAAGTTTCTTAAGCTCTTTCTTGTTCTTTATAATATGATACCGTGTTTCCATATTTTAAAATAGAAAAAGGGACATACCCACCTATAGTAGATACATCCCTCATTATTAATACTTCTCTTGTAAATCTTCCAGATTGGATGATAATGCTAACCAATCCTTCTTATAAGCATGAAGAGAATCAATAGTATGATACAGATAACCGGGTTTAACCCCAACCTCTTTAGCTACGTATTCCATAAGTTTCCATGCAAGGTATATATCATTACCAAAGTGAGTAATAAAATCCGAACTTCTTTGGTGATAGCAAATATGTAATACCTTCTCCCCCTTACCATTCTGACGAATAAGAAAATCATAATACATAGAGCAAGGAATACGTTGTCTACCACCATAGTATAAGGTATCATCATGATTAAATATTGGTATAATTGCTTTTCTTGTATCTGGGTCTCTCTTTAAAAGACGAACTAAATCTTTTATTAATACTTCACCCATTCTCTCATTGTATGTGTAATCGAACATACCCTTTTCATCAAGGAATTGTTCCCATAAATCTTTTCTTAATTTCCAAGCTTCTCCTGGATTTATATCATTAGGGGATATTCTTTCTTGGAACTCTGCATCTGCCCATTCTCTTGAATGAGAGAATACGAATAACCATACCGGGTCTCCCAATGAAGTTAAGCAATATTGTTGGCAAATGAGTTCTTTAGTAATAAAATTCTCATTACCTTTAATGACTTTATTTTGATAGGTCTTTGGTTTTACAAGTTGACCATAACTATTGAGTTCTCTGCCCATTTCGGACATTAACTCAAAACTGTTAGAATATATCCTCATATTATATAAATATTTAACTGTATGACATTGTAGAATTAACCCAGGTCATATGCCAGTAGAGAAATACAAAATTATCAAAATCCTCTACCTCTTTCATTAACAAGGGTATATCTGGTTCTGCACCGTTCTTTTTAATCTCTAAAACTTGGTAATAAAATTTGTTTACTAATCCTATCCGCTTCTGATTTAAAAATTCCTTAGCTTCCATTGTTCTTTTGTTTTAAAAGTTTCTTTTTATAGGCTTTACGTTGAGAGTAAGAGATTACATTCTCAGGATATTCTATATCCTCGTATTCAAGAAGTAATTCTTTTGCTTTCATTGATTTATATGTTTCCTCATATAAATCTGGTCGAAGCACTTTAAAACTTCTAAAGAATACCTTGAATGAAGAGAATTCCTTCTCTGTGCCCTTTTGGAATTTTTTCCATATCTCTTTTATCCTCTTATTCCATGAATTCTCCTCTGCTCCTTTAAGTACCTTCTTCAAAGGTTTATGGGTATGATACATTAGAAGTGTCTCTACATTTCCGTACATTTGAGTCGCGAATAGGTTGATTTGTACTGGCTGATCCGGACCATATACGTACTCTGACATTCGTTGAATTAATAGGAAATCGAATATTAACCTCTTGGTAATCTCCGAAGCCCGAACTACCATTGTAATAACTGGGATGTCCTCCCCGAATCGTTTTGAAAAAGTCGCTGCTATTAGACATTGCTTTCCGTTATCATGATGATTGTTAAACATATAGGTTATATTGTAATTCTGATTGTACTTATTTCTCAGTACTCTCAGTTTACTACGCAACAAGTCAAGCTTATTAAAGTCTATGTAGTTATTCAATAAGCTAGTCCACTTAGTTTCTTTATAATTGAAACATCTCCCATAATCAAATTCTGGGTCTACCCATGCTTTTCGTATCTTTATAAATACGTTATACACTACTGCTACCCCACTATTAGCCATAGCCCCCTTTCCAAATAAAGCAGGCTCTAATCTTAGGAATCCCTCATTGAGTTTTTCCCATGCCTCTTGTGAAGTAGCAAATTCTAACGAATGGAGGGACTCCTCCGGATTAAGTTGAAGTCCCTCTAATTTCTTATTCCACCCTGACATTAATAATTAGTATTTTGTCTCCATAAATTGAGACGTTGTTTTTTAAAGAATAAACTAAATAATCCGCAAGGAGTAAACCCATTCATGGCTAAGAATCCCATATAGAGATAGAAAGCTTTTACTAATGATTCCTGAAAATCTATTTCTTTAGTCATCACTTGAGTTTGTTTCCAGGGTCTACATTTAAGGAAGTTCCTTGCTTTATTGAGTTCATATATTACTTCCCATAAATATAGCTTCTCGTTTTCATGAGATATCTCGCTCATTTCATGAAAACCTGGGGTATAAGAAACTATCTTATCATACTCTGCCCTATCCTCTCTTGCCCAATCGGTTGAACTTAATATAGGATATTTCCTTACACTTCGATGATCTGGGTACTTGATAAGTAGGTCTTTGACTCCGATTGCCATTACCTCAAATAAACTCTTTGCATCTTGGTATTTCAGAATATCTTCTGGCAATATATTAGAATACAAAAGCAAAGTAAAGAAGAATCCCAAGGCATCTGCTTGTTCCTCATTTGCATTTGCTAGATGATTTAATACCTGAGTGTATTCTTCTGAGGTTAAGCAATCATTATTCCATCCATAATCACGATATATAGATACTACTTCATCGGTAGATTCGAATCCTTCGGTTAATTCCTCAATAACCCTACCAATAAAATCCTTTAGGATAACTTGGTTCTTTGGGTTATTTATATCTAAAGGATAATCTGGTAACTTCTCTATAGATTTATATCCAGAGAATTGTTCTATCCCAAGATCATACATTTCTTGTAGTATCCGTGCCTCAGTTTCTTCTACCTGAGGCACTTGTTCATTTATATTCCTTATGTCCACTATTTTATGTTTTGAGATGAACCAAATCCTTTATCTCCTCTGCTTCCCCACATTTGTGATTCAGTATAAAACTCCTCTTGCTGAATCTCCTCTGGCTCGGTAATATAAATGGGTACATGAATAAATTGTACCAGCTTTTGACCAGCCTCGATAACCTGAATTTCTTGAGAAGTGTTATATATCCCAATATGTATCTCTCCAACATAAGGAGAATCCACTATCTCGGCAGTAAAGATTAACCCTTTCTTAGTAGCTATACCAGATTTGTTTGCTGCCATTAACATAGATGCAGGAGGTTCTAGCAAACCTTGGATACCCGATGGGATAAGTATACGATGTCCAGGTTTTAAAGCTATATGCCTTACAAAGGCTTCACCAAAAGGAACATCTAAATCATAACCTTCGGAGTCGAATTCATTTTTAGAATGAATATGCTCTGGGTATAAATCAGTTGGTACATAAAAATCTAACCCAGCATCATTGGGGTTTGCTCTGTTTGGAGATATTACCTCCCTTACTTTGATAAATCTGAATCTGTTCATAATATATTACATTTATGTAAAAGTTGTCCAAAGGTTAATTTCTCAGGTCTGGAAACATATACTCCCAATGAATTACACATTCTTAATACATCAGTAGAACCTTCCATACACAAACTAGCAAGTATATCGCTTTGCTTTACTAAATAATTGGGGTTGTTAAAGTATACTTTAAACATAGCCCATATCATGTCAATTTTTCTCATTGCATTCTTTATAAAGTTCTCTAATACGTTTCTTAGGTACTTCAAATTTCTCAACTGTCTTTGAGATAATTTCTTTTTTCTCTTTGCCTTTCCGAATCAAGCATCGGATGTATTTCTTGATACCAACGGTATCTTCAAGTACATCCAAATCCTTGTATTGATTCTTCTGTTCAAGTTCTTTTCTTGTAATGTTCAAGTTCTGTGACATCTTAAATGCACATAGCTCTGAGTCTCCGCATAGTTTACATTCCTTAGTTGATAAATCATATCCAATACCAAAGCAAGGGTCTCCATTAGTCCCCAGAGTACTTACATCTATGGGAGTAAGAATATCTTGCTTCGATAAGTCAGGAAGTTGTTTCTTTTTCTTAGCCATTATATATCCTTTTTACGTTTATAATAAATGTATATTTCATTGTTATCCTCTATAGGAACATAGGAATAACCCATGTTATTAATAAATAGTTCCCTGAGTTTATATAATTCTTGGTATGAATTTCTATCATGACTCTCTTGACATACTTTGACTACCATACCATTACTCCAGTACAGATAGAAATAATGAGTAAAGCATTCGGGAGTATTTTGAGAAGTTTCCAAGCTTGATATCCATATCAAATCTCTACAGTTGAATACATGTTTAGGATTATGTACCTCCCCAACAACGAGAGACTTAAACCATTCTTTAATCTTCCTCATCATAAGTATAATTAAGGTATTTACAATTAGGACAGACCCATTCTTT